AGTGGCGGCTACTACAAGCCAAACAGCGGGAGCAACAACCACATTAATGAGAGCGGTACGACTGCTTGTTAATTCTGGCAGCGGGTCAGCATTAATGACCATCGTTCAACAATCTACTATCTAAGGAGAGAATCATGGAAGGATTCGGCAAGTTGCAGAAAATGGGGTGCGGTTGCTCGGTTCCGCACATGAAGGATGGTGGTTATGTCAGCAAGGCAAGGGCAGAAGAAGATCAAGGATTCAAGGCTACCAAGAAGGCAGTGGGTGGGGCAATTAGCATCATCGATGCAGTTGGCAAACCAGTCGGTGGTTCTGTTGCTCCCGGCAAGCCTTCAGCTAAGGACCGCAGGGCAGCGATGAAGCTCAAGCCGAAAGTATCTGTTGAGATACCGCTTGGAATGAAGAAGGGTGGGAAAATGGCAGACGGCGGAATAGTCCCCATCGTTAAGGTGAAGAAAGTAGAACCTGTTAAAGCCAAGCCAGCCGATGATAGTACACCTTCGCCTAAAGTACAGGAAGAAATGAGAAAAGCGCGAGATGAAGCGCGTGAATTAAAGCTCATGGAAGATGCATACAATAAGGCGGGTGGTGAATTGAAGTTTGCCAAAGGTGGGGCGGTCAAAGAATCTGCCAAAGAAGAAAAGGCAGAAACTAAAAAGATTGCGGCCATCGGCAAGGAATTAAAGTCCCACGAAAAACTGCCAGCATCCAAAGGCCACAAAGGTCTGAAATGTGGCGGCAAGGTCAAAAAGATGGCCGAAGGTGGGATAGTTCCCGGATCGGATTACTGGGCTAACAGGGCGGCTACTAGGGCATTGCCTCCTAGCGCATCCGCCCCTGCTATGGAATCGTCGCCATCGACACAAATGGCGTATCACAGCGCGGCAGTGCCTTCCGCCGGGACGCTTACGCCACAGGAAGAAGTTGCACGAAGAATCGGATTGAGAGCTAATCCAGCAGCGGGAAATCCGCAAGCGTATGACCCATCCGGGCAGGCGGTTTACGTTGGCGGTTCTAAGGCGGCGCAAACACAGGCTTTGCAGCAAGCACAAGCCGCACTCCCAACAACATCCAAGCTGTATAAGGCAGCGCCAGCCGTAACGCCACCATCAACAGGTAGCGGTCAAGGCGCAGGAACTGGGTCAGGCGGTGCATACACCTTCGAAGATCAGGCGAGAGACAGGTATGGTATCAATCCAGCACCATCAACAGGCAACGGACAAGGTGTAGGCTCCGTAACGTCGCCACCGATCCAAAGTGGAGGGCTTCCTTTCCAAAATATGGGAGGGCTTCCTTTCCAAAATATGGGAGGGAATCCTTTCCAAAATATGGGAGGGAATCCATTGGGCTTCCTGAATCAAAATAATCTAGGTGGTCAAAACAAATATTTACCGCAACGCGCACAGGTAATCGGAAACAGGCTTGGGTATCCACAACAAGGCGGCGGGACGAAGTTTGAAAGACCGTCACAGCAAAATGAATTACAGCAAACCGGAAGATTCGCGGGAATGCCCAAAGTACTCACTGGGGGCAGTAACATCCCGGGGCGAGCCGGGACAACGGAAATGAAATATCTTGATCCAGAAACTGGGTCATACGGCGCATATCCGGGTTCACGGCAGTTCCTTACCGGAGAAAGAGATGACGACCCCGGCACTGCGCCGGGATGGGTAAGGCCGCAGCAAAATGGCGGAGTAGATTACAGATCGTTGTTCGGCGGAGGAGCACTGCCTAATTTAAAAGATGTAATATCAAAATTTGGTCCATCTGCCCCCAGCATGTCGGACGCTGAATTTCAGCGGCAAATGGCTGAAGAAAGAAAGGCAATAGCGGAGAGGCAGGCGCGTGGGGATTATAGCGATAACATCTACCACACTATGTGACGTAATCCATAATGAAAGCCACCATGAAGCTACCGTTAATTGGATTGATGCTGCTGAGTTTTCAGGTAAATGCAGAAAACTCAGTCAGTCAAGATCAATACAAGATTACAGGTAATTTCTCGGCTGCCAATGGATTGCATACAGGTATCAAGTCTGATACTTCGATGGATTTTAGCAGCGGGTCAGCAGGCGCAAATTTCAGCATGTACGGCATAGCTAGAGGCAATGGTAACGTCGGCTCATGGGGTGTACACGATATTGTTGGGGTACATGGCACAGCCGTTAAAAATGGTGCATTTTGGGCAGCAGGTATACATTGCGATGTTTACGACACAGTACCGGGCGGCACATCAATTTGCCTGAATATTGAGTTTCCACAGACGCAAGTTGGCACAGACACCATCGGAATTAACATGCAGCCTCATGCCACTGCTAGAGGGCTAACGGGGATACAGATTCAAAACCCTGAGGCGTTTAGGTATGGATTGATGATACCCAACTCAAGCTGGGCTTTTGGGCAAACTGATACAGCGTATTTCGGCATGAGATACGACCCTGCATCACAGTCGCTTAAGTTCTACCGGAACATTGGGCAAGCGCACGAGCTAATGGTACACGAAATAAAAATGGACTTCGGGCAAGTTAAATAACGAAAGGCTGTAATGACAACATCGGGAACAATTAGCCAGACAGTCATTGATGTCATGCAGTTAATCGAGCATGGCGCGAGGAGGTGCGGCAATTTCTCTGAGGAGCTGACTGTTGAACAAATACAGTCAGCGCGGGAGAGTCTGTACTTCGCGCTGTCGAGCTTGGGTAATCGCGGCATTAGTTACTGGGCTATACAGAAGTCAATTGTCGGCACGAGAGCGAACAAGGGACTATATACACTGCCCGTTGGCTCTATTGACGTACTCAACGCCCTGTACAGGCGCGTAACACGCAACACGGGCGTTTACAGCGCGTCTACGGGCACTGCTGCTAATGCGTTTGATGGTGATGTTGATACTTCGTGCACGCAGTCAGCAATCAACGGGAACATCGCGGTAACATTTTCGGATGAGGTGTACGCATCAAAGTTCGGCATTCTTCCCGGCGTAAGCGGCTCGTTCACAATAGTAATAGAATACTCAACCGATGGCACTACATGGAGCACGCTATACGCTCCTGGAATTACAACATGGGTTGATAACACATGGCTTTGGTATGACATCGATCCCGGCCATGCAGTGATGTACTACAGAATGCGCGAGACAGCAGGCGGGACTTTAATAGTCCGCGAATTTGTGGTTGGCAGTAATCCTATTGAAATTCCAATGGCAAGACTTAATAGGGATGACTATACCAACCTTCCCAATAAGAACTTCACATCCAATCAGCCGTTGCAATATTGGTTTGATCGGACAATCCCACAGCCGACGATGAACGTCTGGCCTGTGCCGAGTGAAGACTTCACACAAATAGTGGTTTACTGCTCACGGTACATCATGGATGTGGGCGACCTGAACGGTTCGCTTGAAATACCGCAACGCTGGTATGAAGCAATCCTGTTCATCCTTGCGCACAGAATGTCGCTGGAGCTGCCAGACGTGCCGATGGAAAAGATCGTATACTTGGACGGACAAGCGGATAAGTACCTTGCTCAAGCGGAAGACGAGGAGCGGGATAACTCTCCGATTTTCTTTAGCCCGAATATTTCAGGGTACAGCCGATAATGCCCATGTTCTTAAACACTCGTGGCATGTCAACCTTAGCGATTGCAATTTGCGATAGGTGTAGGATGAAGCGGCCATTAGCTTCGATGGGATCAGACCCAAATGTCCCCGGCTTGCGAGTGTGCGACAAAGGATGCAGGGACAGGAAAGACCCTTGGAGATTGCCAGCAAGGCAACCTGAGAAAATTGCGTTGAACTTCCCACGGCCTGACGTTGATATAGCCGAAACTGGAAATACATTAGCAACTGGAGATTACGGTACGTTTGAAATAGCGGTAGAAAATACCGACGACCCTACAACAAACGGCAATATGGATTCACTGGAGATATAGGATGGCACAAAAAAGAATCACTGATTTGCCAGCAGCTACCTCAATAGCAGCAACTGATGTTGTATTGGCGTTTCAGGATGGGCAAGCAAAACAAGCCACAGTAGATTTGTTTGGGGCTGGACTGACTTTTGACGCTTCGGCCATCGTCAGCGGAATTCTCCCTGTTGTAAGGGGTGGTACAGGCGTAGCAACAAGCACTGGCACAGGCAGCACAGTATTATCCACTAGCCCAACTTTAGTCACCCCTGCGCTAGGCACTCCGACTGCGCTAGTGGGAACGAACATTACAGGAACTGCGGCTGGATTAAGTATTGGTGGTAACGCTGCGACCGTCACGACCAACGCTAATCTAACAGGTCATGTCACTTCCACGGGCAATGCGGCGGTTCTTGGGAGCTTCACGGTAGCGCAGTTAAATACGGCGATTAGCGATGGCGATGTAGCCACGGGAGGCGGTACTGCTAC